CTACGAGCTTCTTAATTTTCATTCCAGTCTCCAAGTGATCCCCTAACTTGTATTCCCCGGGGACATCCGGCATGAATGCCATCAACGTGACCATCTTCTGATTCATCGTGAGTTCTTTGTTTTGAAACAATTGTTTAACGTACGGTGGGAGACTATCCACGTTCATTACATTCTATGAAGATAATTTCTTTAACTCTATATCATAGCTCAACTCCTCCACCACATGGTCATTTTTATAGTCTGTATTGTAGTAAATCTTCTTCACCCCACTACTCGCGAGAGCTTTGTAACAATTTAGACATGGGTAATGGGTTACGTAGGCTTCGGCACCATCGATGGAGACACCTCTCTTCGCCGCATCGGTGACCGCGTTGATCTCCGCGTGTATCGTGGCTTGTTCGTGGTTGTCCCTCACTATGGATTTGTGTTCGCAGCCACCCAGAAATCCATTATAGCCCATACTGATGAGGCGGTTGTTCTTCACCAAGACACACCCCACCTGGAGTCTCTCACATGGAGACCTGACGGACGCGAGCTGGGCAGTCTTCATGAAGTATTCTTCCCAACTTATACGGGGCCTTTCCTGCTTGGGTACAGAGATGAAACGGAGGGGGAGGGGGCGGCGACTCTCCATTTAAAGATATGGTAGAATATATCTTTAAACGTGTCGCAATGTTATATATAAAGACTAGAACTTAATACTCATAAATGATTCACAAAGAAGCCAGGTCTGCACTCGCAAAATATATAGAATCTATAGTTTGTGATGAAAGTAAATGGTCTATGTATAAAGATGCCGATCCAGAGAAGTACCCCCTTCGTAGTGGTATTTCTTATAATGGCGATGAAGAGCCAAAGATAACTCAAGATACTAGTGTATTTTGGACTATATTACGTGAGGATAATGATGCATCAAAATTTGTGAATTGGGAATGGACTTTCAAAACACGTGCATACGAAAAAGGTGGTGCATATCTTATAGCTTGGGTTTATGATATCGAAAAACACCCCAAAAATGAGATGGTCAGGCTTAAATCCGGTGATCCATGGACACGCCGTAAAGTGGATAATGTGAAAATATTTAAATTTGGACCTAATAATAAATATCTAATTCAAATGGCTGCGTCCGGTGGGTGATATTACTTCCTCAAATCGGCATCAGCCGTGTAATACGTCTTCCCCTTAACAACAAAACTATGAACCCTCGCGTACCCCCACGCTTGTGGAGAAGCTTGTATTTAACGCAGAATTTTATAGCATGAACATATATAAAGATAGAGCTGTACTATTAAGTATAATGACTCAATCCATAGTTGTGAATCGCGATCTTGAAACACTTCTCAAAACTGAAAAGTTATATGAAAGTCTTGGATATATTGATTTTGATGGACATAGTTGGGCGATTGGTATAATGAAGGGATACGACCCAAGTATGTCAATCTTAAAACGTGTACCAAATGATGGCGAAATACACATACGTAATGATATGTTACCAGAAAAAACATCATTCGAATCTCTTATCAAACATAGGTTACCTAAACTGGACGTGTTTCGTTCCCACTTCGGAGATGCAGAAGTCGACATGTCTACTGCCACATTCCACTGGAATCCACCAAGATTTATGAATGGGCACCATGTCGGTGGGGCACATTTTGCCGAAGGGTTCTAATAAAATATTTAACGCAGATCTTTATCCGCCGTGTAGTACGTCTTCCCCTTAACAACAAAACTATGAACCCTCGCGTACCCCCACGCTTGTGGAGAGGCTCCCGGACGATGCCCGGTTCTCCACGCAGCGAGTCCCCTATTGTAGACCGTCTTGAGGGTCTTTAGAGGTATCCCAGTGGCCTTCGAGATCTCTGGGAGAGACTTGACCTCTGGTCCATACTTTTTCCTAAACTTCTGGGTGTAGGAGGAGGTGCGGGTCTTGACCCCACTGTCTGTTTTGAAATCTTTGTAGTCCCTCTTGAGCATCTTCTTGTAGCGGGTCTCGACCTGCCCCAAGGTCTCAAGTCCCCTGAAGTACTTGAGGGGTGCATAGATTTTGCCCTCGGTTTTCCGCAACTGCCCAACCTTCTTGGTGATTTCGGCGTCTGAGAGAGGCATCGTACTTTTTACTGAGAAATTTTACAGCGGTGTGGATATCTGGGAACAGGTGATTCCCAAACTTTACACGTCCCGTGACGGGGTTGTAGTACCCCTTGTATTTAAGAAATTGACATCGATGCATTTCACCCATATAAAAAATACAAGATTATATTAGTGAGATAGGATGGGGCTTTCGATAATTATGGGAAATATGTTTTCGGGTAAAACTTCTGAACTAATCAGACGACTTAAGCGTTTAAAGATCATTGGTAAGAAAATATTGGTTGTCAACTCAGCCAAGGACACCCGATCCCCCGATGAAGTTTTGAAGACCCACGACAATGTAAAGTTTGATTGTTTCAAGGTCTACGAGCTTTTCGAACTCATAAACAAGGAGGAGTTTAATAACGCGGACATCATAGCCATCGATGAGGCTCAATTCTTCCCCCGCCTCAAGAAGTTTGTGGAGTGCTGTATGTGTGTAAATAAGGATGTAATCATAGCGGGTCTGGATGGAGATTCATTTCAAAATAAGTTTGGTGAACTCCTGGATTGTATTCCAATAGCGTGTGAGGTCACCAAGTTGTCTGCCCTCTGTATGCGTTGCAAAGATGGAACCCCTGGGCCCTTCACGAAGAGGATTGTAAAGAATCAGGAACTCGAACTCATTGGGGGGAGTGACATGTATATAGCCACCTGTCGTAATCATCTATGAATATCTAAAATGAGGACAACTCGTCTACCTGGTCCAGTCTTTACGAGTTCGTGGTACCTCGCGTGATCGAATATAAAATCGTCGCCGTCCATGTGGACATGCGAGCCACTTTCAGTATACAACGTGCAATCACCATCACTTTGTATAGTGAGATGATACCTCAGGAGTTCATTTGATTCAGCTCGGTGGGGAGCTATAGTCATAGGACCATCTACGACTGCGAACGCGGCGCGCTCGGCGAAGTCGCGTGTGCATGAAATCTGTTTGATTAATCCGTAGAGTATTGGAAAATGTTCAACTTTATAATAGTAGTAGTTCATATTCTCCTCAAACCATGGATCTAAGTCATGGTAATACTCGTGTTTCAGTGATGATGAAACTTTTAGAAACTCTTCGCGTATCTTTTTATAGTGAAGTTTCAGTAATAAAAGTCCGGGGTGAAAGTGGTGAGGCTTGAATATATCTCTCAGTGTGTTTTGCATACCAACCACAGGTCTCCATATATTTGTAAAGTATAACAGATCTATCGGTGCTTTCATGTAGTCACAAAAAACTAAAATGGCGGGTGTAATAATCAGAAGGGGCCACATTATTTTCTCGGTAGATAATAAAAATGCCCGGATACGGCAAGCGTGAATACATGGACCCAACCCCAGAACCCACCGAGGACGTCAAGACTGTTGAGCATCGCTTCAAGATGCCAGCTCTCCCAGCGCTCACCATCGTTCAGTTCCTCCTCATCTCGTTCATCGCGTACCACGCGTGGACTACCCGCAAGATGAAGAGCCCCGTTTTGGGCACTGCTATTGTTGCCTACGGTCTCTTCCACCTCTATGACCACCTTTACCGTGTGAAGCGTGGCCCAGAGAACCTTTTCTTCCTCCCCAAGAAGGAGGCGTACTGTGGCGCGTGCCGAAAATAAATCCCTGTAAAATATAAGTATGCGCGTCAAGGTTATTCGTAGCCCGAACCCGAGGAAGAAGTTCAGGGCGATATTAGAAGACGGCAGGACTGTTGACTTTGGTGCACGTGGATATTCCGACTACACCAAACACAAGAATCCTTCACGAATGCGTTCCTATGTTCTTCGCCACGGGGGTCAGATACCCAGACGTGTGATGGAGGAAGAGGATCCCCGAAAAATTCAGAAGCTTATGCTCAACGTAACCACCAGTGACAAGGAGGACTGGAAGTTAGGTGGAGTAGATAGTGCTGGTTTTTGGTCTAGGTGGTACCTATGGAGTTATCCTACATTTGGGGGTGTCCGTAGATTTATGAAAAAAAAGTATAACATAACTATAGTATGAGCAGAGGTACAATTATTGCTGTATTAGTTATACTTTTTACATGTTTCTTGTCAATATTTGGATACCTTTTCATCCAGCGATTGAAAAGGGATGCCGACGAAAGGAAACGGATCGAGGACTGGGAAAATAAAGTCAACGGGGATGAGGTATTCTTTTTTACTGAGTGTAAGTACAGGGGATTTATGATAAGTGAGAAGATTACAAATCCCATGAGTTCCATGTATGACCAGGATGATATGACGGGGCCACTGACGTCGATGATTATCCCAAAGGGTGTGGAAGTTAAGGCGTTTACAGATGATAACAATAACATTTCATTTACTTACACCGGTCCTAGGGTATTGAGGTGTATAACTGCACACGACCCGGTCAAATCTGTGCACATAACTCACGTTTAAGAATATCCATCTTTTCAAAAAAGACTACCATAATATCGAGTGTTTTATAATTTTCTACACCAAGGTACTGTTGGAATAGGTCTTCTACACCTTCGAAGAACCCTGTCAGTTTTAACTCATCTTCTTCCTCTTCTGTAAATGATTCCAATTCACAAGTGTAGTGTGACAATATTGTTTGAACTTCAACAACATTTTCACCCTTCCAATTCTCTAGGATGGTTTTCAGGTCGTTCAATCTAAAACGTTTAATAAATGCATCCGTGATACACCTCTTCGATATTATAAGTAAATCTTTACCAGTTTCTCCACCGATGTATTTCCTGAAAATATCTTCAGTGGTTTTAATTCCAAATGGGGTGAATACTATACTATCATCACACTGTCGTCTCACCCTAGAGAACTCATTCATTAGGGATATTACACCGTGAGTAGTTATATCGTCATTTTCCCAATCTCTGGGGAGTTTTCGGAGTTCGCGGAGTTTAAATTTCTTTACTACATGGGGTTCGGTTTTGGGAATACACCCAAATTTAAATAAAAATAATGCGAACAATGGACCTATCATATTACACTCTAAGGCTAATTCTTTATCTCTAAAAACTCTTTGAAAGTTAATACTTTTCCATCTTCAATCATTTTCGCAAGTATATATTCTTCTTTGTTCATATCCTGGTAGGATAAATAGGCTTCACTGTATACACGTTTGATGTATATATCAACGTCGTCCAGGTACAGTAGGAAATTAATTAGTTCACTATCGGGCATACTATATAATTCCGAATCAAACGTAGAACATGAGAATAGATGTCTCGGGGCTTCATATACAATGAACTTTCTTGCTATAATTTCTTCGACATTTCCAAATGGCTGTAAAGCGATTTCATCAGACAGATAAGATGAAGTCATGAGGCATTGTATACCCGAGCTTATCTTAGATAGAAAATCTCTTTTAATTTTGGTGACCATTTTCAGATAAATTTACTTTCGATACCTAAAACTTAGGTGTTTAAAGAATAAATATCAAATTCAAATATGACTGACTTCAAGGACGACCTTCGTGAAACAAATAAACTCATTCGAGAGGTTATTCTCCCACAACTTGTAAAAATTGAAACCGAGCTTATATCCTTGCGTAAACACGTATGGCCATTTGTACAGGCGAGAAAGGAGAAGTTCTTACTCAACGACCTTGATGCGAAAAGGGACTTTTTCAAGTACCTCGATGATGAAACTATTATGGAATTATTGAAACTCAAAGCAAAGGTTTCATCTTCAGCCCAGGGTCTACACCAGAGGGAATATGACCTGACTAAAAATTTTTGTTAGTATACTATAAATGCGTGCGGGACTTGTAATTTCATTATTGGTTATATTTTTGGTGTCATCTGGGTTGGCGGCTGTGATGATGTCACAACAGAAGGAGAAGGAGATGGTCGGTCCATCGGTTGTCGAGGCGGAAGTGGAACCAGAAATGGAACCAGAAATGGAACCAGAAGTGGAACCAGAGGCGGAAACAA